GTTTAACGCTCATCAGTTCGTACTGCATGGCGTCAAGGTTGGGCGAAATTGTAACTTTTTCTTTGGTGATGCCATGCCCAACAGGTTTGATTGTCCCACCTTTTTTGGCCTGCTGTGGCTGTTGCGGTTGCATAGCACCCAACGCACGGCCTTGCGGCGTCATCTGGAGGATGTTGCTGGGCTGTGGAGCGCTTTGAGGGCCGCCTTGAGGGGCTGGGCCACCTTGTGGTGGTTGACCGCCTTGTGGTGGCTGCTGTTGGCCTTGCTGGGGCTGTTGACCGGGTGCCGGCGGCTGCGTTGGCCACAGTTGTTGTCCGGGCACGGCGGGCTGCATGTCAATCCCACCAACGGGCAACTGGCCGGGATGTTCGCCATGAGGCAGGATGTAGTCTTTGGTCGGCAGGTTGGGTGCTTCTTCAGCGCCAATGTCCTTGATAGCCACGTCACCGCCATCGGCTTTGTTCATGATATGGCTTTGCTTGCCACTTTTTTCAGCCACATAGTAAGCATCATGGCCAGCTTGGCGGATAGCGTTCTGGATGTTGGGGTCTTCAATGTGCTTGTAATGGCCGCCAGACAGGATGTCAGCCAAGTGTTTATGCACATCAGTAATGGGCGCCAAGAGTTTGTGCTGTGCGGCAATCTTGACCACGTTGGCAACATGCTCTGGGTTCTCATAGTCGAACGGGTTTTTGGGTTGGCCACCGGCGGCCATGTGCTGTTTTCGCAGTGCCAAAGCGGCTTGCATCTCGTCAATGGTTGGTTCTTTCACATCGCCTCCATCTGCAAAACCGCGGGTCTTGCGCAGCATGTCGTAATATTTGGCCATCTCTTGCAGGTGCTGTTCATCCACAATCTGGTGCGGGTAAACCTTTTGGATTGTGCCGGTAAAGTCTGCGGGCCGATAGTGCTGTCGAATGTATTGAGTTGCATCAGGGAATGCGACTTCAACTGGAGCCAACTCAGGAGCGGCGCCCAAAGCACGGCCTTGAATGCCGTGGCTGTATGTCTCATGCTCTGCGCCGGGGATCAATGGCTTGCCGGGCATCATCTGGCCAACTGAGTGGCCGGTCATGCTCACCTCAAGATTGCGTAACGCTGGCTCAGTCACAGCCCATTCTGTATCCAGACCACTGGGCAATCCCAATTCTTTGGTCAGGTTAATGGACTTCATCCGATTATTGAACCACTTGCGCAATTCGGGATTCCTCTTCATCTGCTCCAACGCTTCTGGGCCAGATGCCACGCCAGCAAACTCGGGGAAGGTTACATGTTCTTTTTCGCCGGTATTGGGATTCTTGCGCAAATAGCCACCAGCAATTACTTTGTCGAGTTCTTTAAGTCCAGTTTTAGCAGGCATTGCATTGTGTATTGCCCTCATGTTGGCATCCGCCAAATGTTGGGCAAAGTTGTTTGCTACACGACCCATGGCCAAGTGATGGGCAATCACTCGAGGCTCTTGACCCGTCATGCGGGCCAACTCATCGACCTTGTTTTGAAAATTTTGAGCAGACTGTTCGCCAGATGCCCAGAAGAATGGTTCATCTTTGTGTAGATGGCCATGACCATATCGTGGGCCACCTTGTTGCTCTGAGCCAATTGGCAGGCCATTGATGTGTTCCAAGATCTGGTTGGAGATTGTCGTGTCACCGGGCAAACCAACATTTATATCGCCCTTGCGCATTTGATATCCAGCGCCGGGTGTAACAGTGCCGGTAGGGGTCAATTCGTACTGAAGTCCTTGCACACGCTTGGCTTCAGCCATTGAACGGCCAGCAAGGTTTTTGGTATCACCCGGTTCGCCAGAGGTAACGTGCTCACCCGTTTGTTGACGTGCAATCCGGTCAACAATCTCTTGCATCTGTTGGGTAGTAAGCGCTTGTGCGCGTGGCAACTGTAAGGGAAGGGCTTTCTTTTCGCCGCCTTTTTTGAAGTGTTCCACGTTGCCTCCATCGGCTTTGTGTATATATCCATGCTTCTGTGCATGTTCAATTGACTCTTTGTCCATGGACATTGGAATGCTGCCCAGCCCTTGGTCACGCAAGTAGGCATAACGATGGCGTCCATCACCAAATACCACTGAGCCATTCTTGTCAACTGCGACGTTGCTTGCACGCATTGAAGGAGCCTCTTTGACAAAGTCGCCAAAGCGTTGGTATCGGCCTTCAATTCCGCCTTGACCTTCTTTGCCCACATACTGCCAGTCATTATTTTGGAACGCCTTATCAAAAGCTTCAGGGCTAATGTTGACTAATTGATTGCCTTCACGCTGTTCGATTGGGTGCATTGTCACGGGGAGTTTGCGCCCTTTCAATTCTATCTCAGCGAGGAAGGGCTCAAGTTCTGGTGACATCTTGGGTTTGGTCATGCGTACCTCGGGGAGTTTTCGGCATTATGCCAAGCCATGTTATCTATGGCAAACAGCGTGGAGTGCCACTCCACTTCTTAGACCTCGGTTTAACCGAGCTTACGGCTAACTTACAAAGCGTAAGGGTTGCCCTTTTTGCTCTTGTTCCAGATCTCGGCGTCTGTGATGTCTTCGTCATCAGGCGACTCGTCACGCACATAATCGATGGTGATCCACCCACCGTCACGCAGATACCGTAGCCCTTGGGAGATGCAGTCCACGAACTCGTCGTGCTCTGTGCCTTCGGGGAACGAGCAGATCTGGCTGACCATGCCTTCGGCCCATGTCCGTACGAACCCCTTACGTTGGTCAGACTCAGGCACCCACACACGGCCAGCCTTGATGATGTTGGCCACGATGGACAAGCGTTGGATCTTGTCGGCGCGACCGGGGTTGTATGCGTGGACGGGCAGACCAGCCTGCTGTAAGTCCTGTATCAATGAGATGCCGGCAGACTTGTCCTCTACCAGTAAGAGGTCGACGCGCTTCTTCTCCTTGCCCTCGCCGTAGACGACTTCGAACTCGTCGATTACTTTGGGTCGCAGTTGCGGGTAGGTGAGGTGGTCTTGCCAGCAGTCGATGACCATGACACACATCCCACCGTCGAGGGGCTTGAATACGCCCAGAGTAATGCAGCCAGTTGGGTCGTTGTGGGTCTTGTCGCTAGTGGCGCAATCGTAGGACTGAAGGATAAATTCAAACTTGGGGAAGGGCTTTGAGCTTGGCCACAAGCGGAACCAGTCGCGCTTAACAATGCCCCCTTCTTCTGGGTCGATGATTTCTGCATGGATTTCCTGCCTTCCTAAGTTCGTGCCTTCGTATTGAAGGATCTGCTTCTGGAACGATGGCGCCAGATTCTTGATGTTCGAGTACGTTGAGGCGCGTGTGATCACCACATCATCCCCCTCGCGGCCCACCAGATCCATGATCAATGGTTTGGGCTTCGGCGTGGTGGTGACGATCACCTTTGTGCGCTTGCCCAGCCGCACCGAGAACATGATCATGTCCCACGACTCTTGCAGGTAATCCCACGCGGCCAACTCGTCGCACCATGCGCCGTGCCACTGAGCACCCCGGAAGCGGTCAGGCTCACTTGCCGAGATGCCTTTGATCAGCGATCCATTCTTGAGATACAACTCATGCAGGCTTTTGTTATATCCATCCGGTTCAACCAGTTCTTTGGGGATCACGGCCAGTAAACCGGACTCACCCTCAAAGCATGTGCCGCGGACGTCGCTACTCGTGGGTGCCGCCACCAGCCAGCGGGTGTTGGGGTTCTCCCATGCCCACTGACCGACAGTCTCGGCGGCCGTGCGTGTCTTACCGGCTCCGCGGCCAGCCAGCATCATCCAGATCGACCACCAATCGCCGGACGGCTCGACTTGGTATTTCATGGCCTTGTTCTCGTGCCAATCCATCCACCACAGCCATGCAGCCCTGTCCTCTGTGGACAGTTGCAGGAACATCTCCTGCGTCTTTGGGTCGTCTAAGATGTCCTCAACTTTCATTGGCGTCGACCTGCTTCTTGAGCTTCACAGCCTTCTTCAGTTCGTTGAACAAGTTCAAGTGGGTGTCGATCACCACCGGGGCATTGGGGTCACCCGCATGCTCATGGCGGGCCAGCTTCGGAACGTGGTACTCCACCACGCTCTGGAACATGTCGAAAGCCTTCGCTGGGTTGGGCTCACGCAAATACTCGCCAGCGGCATTCTTCTCGCCGTCAGCAACCCTGTAAAGCCATTCCTCGAGTTTTGAGACATTATTCTCAACGAACATAGCTATGGCTGCCCGAGCGTCCGCGGTGGCCTTGTTGGGGCTTCCACGGGGCCTGCCAGCGCCTTTATTGCCTGTAGTCATAGTCACTCCTTTTTTTTCAAATTGTTTATTCTTATCGGATTCCTAGCCAGTAGTTTAACTCGCCGTTTGTTTTTCTTGCAAATCTGCTTGTTTTGGTGGCGCAATGCCATATAGGCTCTCTATGTGTCTGACCAAACAGATGGCGAAGTTTGCTGGTAATTTTGCGTCTGTCATTGCGGTTACATAGCCAGAGATGTAAGAGAACTCCAGTTCGATTTCTTTGTCTGTCAAAATTGATTCTTGGATGTCTTTCATTTCTCGCTCCTTTTGGTGGCGTTTTGGGATTCTTCTCTATGCTTGTTCAGTATCTCT